GGTGTAAACATTCCTGATGCATTCATGGAGATCATTGAGAACTGCATGAAAGATCCTGATGCTAATGATGATTGGGAATTAAGAGACCCTCATTCTGGTGAATTAAGAGAAACTGTATCTGCAAAAGAACTATGGCAAAAGCTATTAGAACTACGTATGACTACAGGAGAACCATATCTACACTTCATTGATGAGTCTAATAGAAAGATGCCTCAATGGTTAAAAGACAAAGGTTTGAAGATACACCAATCTAACCTATGTTCAGAGATTATTCTACCTACTAATGAGAAGAGGACAGCTGTATGTTGTCTATCTAGTTTAAACTTGGAGTATTATGATGATTGGAAAAATGATAAACTTTTTCTTAAAGACGTTGCAGAAATGTTGGATAATGTGTTACAATACTTTATTGACACTGCTCCTTCTGCTATTAAGCGTGCTCGTTATTCTGCTTCTCGTGAGCGGAGCATTGGCATTGGTGCTCTTGGCTGGCATGCTTTGCTTCAGCGAAAAAACACTCCCTGGGAGAGTGCAATGGCAACCGGACTTAACAAACAAATCTTCAACCACATTAGATCAAGCCTTGATAAAGCAAATCAACAGTTGGGTAAAGAACGCGGTGAAGCTCCAGATGCCGAAGGTACTGGAAACCGTTTTTCTCATCTTATGGCTATTGCTCCCAATGCTAGCTCTTCTATTCTTATGGGAAATACATCTCCATCTATTGAGCCATTCAGAGCTAATGCCTACCGCCAAGATACTTTATCAGGATCTCACTTACACAAGAATCAGTATTTAGATAAAATTATTAAGGAAAAAGCTAATGATAAATATGACGATATTTGGTCTTCGATTATTGCAAATGATGGTTCAGTTCAACATCTGGATATACTTGACGATTGGACCAAAGATGTGTTCAAGACTTCTATGGAGATTGACCAACGATGGGTGGTACAACACGCAGCAGATCGTCAAGAGTACATCGACCAAGCGCAAAGCTTAAATGTATTCTTCAGACCTGATAGTAATATCAAGTATATACATGCTGTGCACTTTATGGCATGGAAACAAAAACTAAAAACAATGTATTATTGTAGATCTGATAAGATCGCTAAGGCCGACAAAGTATCTAAACGTATTGAACGTGAAGTCATCGCTGAGATTGATTTAAAAGCAATGACTGATGGTGATACATGTTTAGCCTGCGAAGGTTAATTAAAAGGGGAACTATGAAGAAGTTATTAGTACTAGCATTATTAGCATTTGCATCAGTAGTATCAGCAAATGATATTGACACAATATGTAAGCAACATGTAATCTATGGTGCACCAGTTAAAGCTGAAGGTAATAACCAATACCTATGTCGTACAGCTTATGCAGTAAATTATAACTATAGCACAAAGGTTGCATTCTATGCTGTAGAACATATTACTACACAAAACCTTACTAAGAATGCTGCACGTAAAGATGACTTTAGAGAAGATCCAGAAGTACCTGTGCAACACAGAGCAACATTAGCAGACTATACTGGTATGGGTTTTGATCGTGGTCATGTTGCTCCTGCTGCGGATATGACGTTTGATGCTAAAGCAATGTCTGAATCATTCTATTTAACTAATATGATGCCTCAAGTTCCTGGTAATAATCGTGGAATTTGGAAATACCTTGAAGAAAATGTTAGGTACTGGGTACAAGTTAAAGGTGAAGTGTATGTTATTACTGGTACTTTATTTGAAGGTCAACCAAAGATGATGAATAAGGTAGCTATCCCATCGCATGTATATAAGATAGCGATTGATCCTAAATCTGGTAAACAAATCGCGTATCTATTCCCTAATGAAAAACTAGATCCTAAGTTAATTGATAATTATGCAGTATCTGTTGCATCTATAGAACAAAAGACCGGTATTAACTTTTCACCGCTACTATCAAACAACACTGCAGAAAAAGCAGTATTAAAACTGAAAGACTTCTAAGATGGCAAGTAAACTAACTGACACAAGAGAATATTTTAAACCATTCAATTATGCATGGGCTTATGATGCATGGCTAAAACATGAACAAGCACATTGGCTTCATACAGAAGTTCCTATGGCAGAAGATGTAAAAGATTGGAAGAAGAAATTAACTAAGGAAGAAAAACTATTCCTTACTAATATCTTTAGATTCTTTACTCAAGGCGACATAGACGTTGCAGGCGGATATGTTAAGAACTATCTACCATATTTCCCACAACCCGAAATACGAATGATGTTGATGGGTTTTGCAGCACGCGAAGCATTACATATTGCTGCGTACTCTCATCTTATTGAAACATTAGGTATGCCTGAATCAACTTATAACGAATTCTTGGAATATCAAGAGATGAAGGATAAACATGATTATGTCACCGAACTTAGTTCTAAGAATGGAGATCTTTCTAGTACTGCTACTCATATTGCTGTTTTTTCGGCATTTACCGAAGGGATGCAGTTATTTAGTTCTTTCATTATGCTTCTTAACTTTCCTCGCCATGGTCTTATGAAAGGTATGGGTCAGATCGTTACATGGTCAATCGTAGATGAAACCATGCATGCTGAGAACATGATTAAGTTATTTAAGACGTTCATCAAAGAGAACAATGAGATCTGGAATGATGACTTGAAGGGTCGCATATATACTATAGCTGAAAAGATGGTGCAACTTGAAGATAAGTTTATTGACTTATGTTATCAAGGTGCTAATATGAGAGCGTTAGAGCCAGAAGATGTTAAACAATATATTCGTTACATCGCTGATAGACGACTCATCTCATTAGGATTAAAAGGTATTTTTAAAGTTAAAAAGAACCCACTACCATGGGTGGAGGAGATGATTAATGCTCCTGTACATGGTAACTTCTTTGAGAATCGTGTGACCGACTATGCAAAAGGTGCACTCAAAGGTTCTTGGGAAGATGTATGGGGAGGAGCCCAATAATGGCAACAAAATATTTTCATTGTGACAACTGTGAATCAACAGGTAAAGTAACCGTTAAGACTAACGATGTTACAATAGAAGATATTGTCTTTTGTCCAGTATGTGGTGCAGATATCTTTGAAGAAGATGAAGACGATCACGAATGACATGGTATTATAAAGGTGAGCCAGTTGAAGAGATTGATGAGAAGTATACAGGATTTGTATATATCATTACCAATACTGTATCTGGTAAAGCATATATAGGCAAGAAGTTATCTAAATTCTCTAAGACTAATATTAAAACAGTTACTCTTAAGAATGGTACTAAAAAGAAAAAGAAGATCCGCAGTAAGATCGCGTCAGACTGGAAGACGTATTGGTCTTCATCAAAAGAAGTTATTGAAGATGTCAAGACATTAGGAGAGGATAAGTTTAAACGGGAAATCCTAATGTTTTGTTTATCTAAAGGGACAGCCTCATACTTTGAGGCAAAGTTCCAGATGCAGAATGAAGTACTTGAGTATCCTGATAAGTGGTACAATGGTATCGTTAATTGTAGAGTACATAAAAGCCATATTAAGTACGAATGAAAGAGAAATCAAATTTAGCTAAGGGTGTACATAGTTATGATGTCACCATTGGCGGTACTCTTATTCCTTTCTTTAATAGAAATGCATCGGAGTACCCAACAGAAGCTGGTTCAGTTAGCTTTGAATTAGTACCTGTTACGCAACAAAAAGATATAATGATTAACCATGCTAGGATGTATGCTCAGCAAGAGTATGATCGTATCATGGAATTAGTAAGTGTACTACAGAAGCAAGCAGATAATATTAAAAGAAGGTTAGACGTCACTGATGCAGTACATTCTGCAGAATATCAGTTTATGCCAGTTATGGGTCAAGCTTATTGGTTAGCCTGGAATAAACGTAAAGATCAGATGATACTAATTCATGAAGGACCTAATGATTGGTCTGCAGGTGCACCAACAGATTATGTTTATCAAATACAAGTGAAATATATGGGAGATCATACGTGGATGGAACTATGAATAGATTATGCGGTTTTATATTAGTAATATTATCAGCAGCATGTTTATATGTTGCAGTGTTATCTCAATTTCAAATAACAGAATATGAAGGTAAGTTAAAGTCATTTGAAGTATTATTACAAGATACTAATGAGAAGAATCAAAGTCTACATGAAGAAGACTTAATAATTTTAAGACTAATACAAGAACAAAATAAACTTATTAAAGCTCAAGACGATAAGATCCGTATCCAAGATGCTCTCATTGCAGAAGCTCGAGCTAGAAGGAAAAAATGAACGACAAAGTAATGACAAGTATAATGTTCGTTGCAGCTATATCGCTTAGCTGTATCGCAGCATGGTATTCAATTGCAGGGTTGACAGCAATCTTTGCTGCAGCCGTAGTACCAATCATAATCATGGGTGGTATCTTAGAAGTGTCTAAGTTGGTCGTAGCATCATGGTTATATAGGAATTGGGAAGAAGTGCCTAATACATTTAAAGTCTATTTCACTGCAGCTGTAGTTATCCTTATGATGATTACTTCTATGGGTATCTTTGGATTTTTATCTAAAGCCCACTTAGATCAAGCAGTGCCAGCAGGTGACGTAACAGCACAAGTTACTATATACGATGATAAGATCAAGACAGAACGAGATAATGTTGCTGCTGCTCGTAAAGCATTGACTCAGATGGATGCTCAGATAGATCAGAAGTTAAGTAGGTCTACAGATGAAAAGGGAGCAGACAAAGCTATTCAAATCAGAAGAGCTCAAGGATCTGAACGTAAGAAGCTACAAAACGAGATATCAGAATCTCAAAAGACTATCGTTAAGTTACAAACAGAACGCGCACCTATAGCATCTCAAGCTCGTAAGATCGAAGCCGAGGTGGGTCCTATTAAGTATATCGCAGCATTAATCTATGGTGATACGTTAGATGCTAATGTACTTGAAAAAGCTGTCCGCTGGGTCATCATCATGATCGTATTAGTCTTTGATCCATTGGCAGTACTCATGCTGGTAGCTGTTAACTGGTCTCTAAAAAAAAGACACCCTGAAGTAGAACCAGAAAATATAGAGCCTTGGATTAATTATCCTATTGATCTACCAAAAAAGAAAGTAAAGCCTAAGAAACGTAAATGGCTTGAAAAAGAACCTGAACCAACTCCTTTACCAGAAGAAGCTAGCTGGGATGAGGACGTTATCAAACCTGACGAGTATGTCAGCCCTTCCAAGACCATCGAGGAAGAAGTCGATGAGCTTCAATATAAGCCT